GTGGCATCCACGACGCGCCGGGCGCCGGCCGCGGCGGCGAGCGCGGCGAGCGCGGCCCGGATGCGCAGTTTCATGAAACCTCCTGAAAGGTTGTGAAAGGGGCGAGGGCCAGGCCCGGAGACTCGAACTCCGATCGCGGGATGCCTCCCTATTCGCCAGCATGGTTAAGGGGAATCCAACCCCACACCCGATCCACCGGGGCGGCCGACTCGAACGGCCTTACGACCCATGCCCTGGCCCTCGCTGAGAACCTTACAGGCATCGCGTCAGGGTGGCAAGCCGTATGCTGGCGCCATGGTCAGGCATCGGCTCATCATCGACCGGCCCAAGCTCCAGGCGGTCGGGATGGAGGGCGCGCGCAAGATCGTCTCGCGGGTGACCCGGCGCGCCTTCAACCGCTCCCAGATCCTGTGCCCGGTGGACACGGGCAACCTCCGAGCCTCGGGCGGGATGAGCCTGGGCGACCGGGGCGCGCTCGTGGTGGGCAAGATCGAATACACCGCGCGCTACGCGGCGGCCGTGCACGAGGGGAGGCGGGCGCTGACCATCCAGGCCAAGGGCACCGGCTACCTGAAGTTCGTGGTGGACGGCCGGACGGTCTATGCACGCAAGGTGCACCAACCAGCCCGGCGCGGCCGTCCGTTCCTGCGGGACGCGCTGCTCCAGGTGGCCGCCCAGGAAGGGCTCACGGTGCGCCGGTGAGCTGGTGGCGGGATCCCGTACTCCGGGTGATGGCCATCGCCCTGGCCGTGGGCCTGGCGCTCGGCGCGTTCATATTCGGCCTGTGGCTGTTCGTCTGGCCGCGCTGAAATGTCCCCCTCGCCGGTGCTACGGTGACACCATGACTGAACAGGCGGCCCCGGTGGCCGAGGAGGAAGTGACGATCCCGGAGGTGGAGGTCCAGTTCGAGGGCCGCTCGATCTGGACGCGGATGCCGACCCCGGAACAGCTCCTGGTCTGGGACCGCACGGTCAAGAACCTGACCGAGGCGCCGCCGGACGAGAGCTGGACCGGCTCCCAGGTGATGAAGTCCCTGGACCGGCTCCGGCGCATCGTGGACACCATCCTGGTCAACCGGGCCGATGTGGAGTGGCTGGACGATCAGTTCCTGGACGGCACGCTCACCTTCAAGAGCCTGGCGCCCTTCATCGCCAAGGTGGTGGACGCGTTCGCGGACGCGGCCGAGCAGGCCAACGCCACCAGCAACCGGGCGGCCCGGCGGGCCGCCGACAAGAAGCCCGCCAAGAAGGCGGCCAAACGGAAGGCGTCCTAGTGGAGACCCTGGGCAGAGACCAGGACCCGGCATTCATCCTGGGCACGGCCGAGCACGCGGCCCGGCTCACCCACGGTCGGCACCCGGGCGTGGTCACGGCCATGGCCTGGCTGGCCTTTTCCCACCTCCCCGACGCGCTGAAGGCGTTCGCCCGGCCGCTCTACCAGACCGGCGCCGAGCTGGTGACCACGATCCGGTCCGACTCGGCCGAGCTGACCACGGCGCTGAACAAGCTCGTGGAGGCCAAGGACTGGTTCGTCCGGGCCGGTATCCACGACCAGCAGGGCCAGCCCGGCCCGGTGCCGCGCCCGGCCACGGTGGTGGACCCGCCCCGGCGCCCGATCGCGGATCGGCCCCAGGCATGACCGGGGAGGTGGAGTACACCATCACCACCGACGATGACGGCCGCACCACCCGGATCGAGGTGCTGTCCAACAAGATCGCGGTCTCGGACGGCCACCACACGTTCGAGGAGCTGTACGCCCACCGGCTGGCGCTGACTGCCGTGCTGGCCGCTGCGGCGGCCAGCGACGGGGACTCGTGGCGCTCCAAGGCCCACCACCCGGACGATGACCCGATGTTCGAGGGCGGGTACTTCATCGTGGGGGTCAACCTCCCCACCGGCCCGATCACGTACCACTACAAGCTGAAGCACTGGGACGACTTCGCGGCCGTGCCCGAGGTGCCGCACGCCCCGAAGTGGGACGGCGCGCCGCCGAGCGCGACCGTGGACCGGCTCCTGGAGACCGCCCGGCTGGTGGCCGGACGATGAACGCGCGCGGTCGCCGGACGCAGGAGCGTGCGCTCCGGCGCCGCGCGCTCAACACTCGGCGCGCGGTGGCCGAGAAGATGCGCCGGGACAAGCGGCGCCAGGAGAAGGCGGCCCAGCGTGGAGGTTGACCCGCTCGCATCGATGCGCTGCTGGGCCATCACCCTGGAGCTGGGCGGCCAGGAGTTCGAGATCCCGGCGCTTCCGGCCGTGGACTGGTGGCCAGTGCTGGTCTCGGTCCAGCCGCGCCGGGTGCTTGACCTCTTAACGTCAAGTGCCGACCTGGACGAGCTGATCCTGGACGGCAAGCTCACGGCGGCCGAGATCGGCCAGGCGTGCACAGACGCCATCGAGGAGGCCACCGGCCGGTCCCTCCACGTCTCCCTCGTGCTCGCGCTCGCGGCCGATGGCCAGTGGGAGAACATCGGCGCCGCGCTCGCGCTGAAGGGGTTCCGCTGGGACGTGATGCCGATCGGCGCCGCGCTGGACGCCATCTACGCCACGATCGTGGGTGGCCTCGGGGACGAGGCGCGCGGCAAGTTCCTGGCGCTGCTGGAGAACGAGGCGCTGACCCAGCCCGGCAAGAAGCGCACGCCGAGCGAGCGGGTCCTGACCGAGTTCGAGGCTATGGCCGGGCCGCGCCCGGCGCCGTCGGTTCCGGGCCAGGGCTCGCCTCAGCAATCCAGCGCCGAGCCGTCCGGTAGTGAACCCCCCAGAACTCGCTCACAGCCCCGGCCGCACCTCCGGGGCGGCCCGTCCGGCGCGCCCAGGAAGCCACGCGCGCCACGCGCTCGAAGTGGTCCGGCGGCCAGCTCCTAGCGCCCGCTGGGCGCGGCGTGGCCAGCATACGGTACTGGGCCTCACCCTCCCCGAGAATCGCGCTCACGGCCACGCTGGCTATTTGCCGGACGGGAAGCTGGGCCAGCACGGTGGAGGTGATGGGCTCGCCCGTCCGGGCGAGCACGGTCAGGGCGAGCACGGCCGGGCGCTCGGCATCCTCGGAGAGCTTCACGCGGACCGTCCACGGGAACCCAGGGTCCGCCAGCTCGACCTCGTCACCGAGGTTCGAGAGCTGCGCGTGGGAAACGTCCATGCCTGGCACTGTATCCCGAGGTGCCCCCTGACCCAGGACTGAGAGGGCGTAACGTCCTTGGACGTAGCGGACAGCCGCCTCCAGGGCAAAAGGATCTTCACGGAAGGAGCCGATTCCCTGGTTGCACTTGTGGCAGAGAAGCTTGCGGACGGCTCCAGTGGTATGGCAGTGATCAACCACTAGAGCGGCCCCCAGAGTACGAATCCCGTCGCTGGTCACACGGCTGTTATGCCGGGGAAGTTCATCCTCGTGTCGCTGGCATATCGCGCATCGATATCCCTGGCTGGCACGCATCTGGTTGAACTCGGCCACCGTTATGCCGTACTTACGACGAAAGTTCCACTCTCTGTTACGCCGGTAGCTTTCTTCCCTATCAGCCGCTCTCTTCTTCCTTTTTCGCTCGGTATTCCGGCGCTTTCTCTCCTCTGGGGATAAAGCAGACACCCCGTTTTCGGGGGCAAACGATCCATCGGGGCGATGGTTCCTTGGACCTGGGTTAGCCATGCGGACACTATACAGTCATGCGTCCCCCAGTTACAAAGTGACATCTGGCCAGTTCGATCGAGATGCCCCCTTGCCCCGGGGTGCCGTGACAGTTAAGTGCCAACTACGCTGGTCACGTGACCGATGTCGGATCCGCAAGCGTAGAGGTTGAGGGCGATGTCCGGGACTTCGCCCGGCAGACCGAACGAGACCTCAACCGCGCCCTGGACCGCATCGACCTGGACCCGGTCAAGGTGCCGGTGGACGAGGACGGCGCGCGCAAGGCGGGCGAGCGCGCGGGCGAGGAGTTCGGGGACGGGACGGTCCGGGGAGCGGACGGCAAGCTCCGGGACGCGTTCACCGGCCGGTTCGTAGCTGAGGGCGAGAAGGCGGGCAGCGAGGGCGGAGACGCCGGTGGCCGGGCGTTCGGCAAGGCCCTGCCCAAGTCGGTCAAGAAGAACACCGACGGCAACGCCATCAGGCGCTTCCTGGCGGGCCTGTTCGGCCGGACGGGGACCGACTCCGCAACCCTGTTCGCCAACGCGCTCACGGGCGGCCTGAGTGTCCTCCCCAAGCTGCTCGGGCCGCTGCTCATCACCAGCCTGTTGGGCGTGGTGGCCGGGGTCGCTGCTGTGGTCGGCCCGGCGCTGGGCGCCGGAATCGCGGGCGGCATCCTACTGGCACTGCCCCTGGCGTTCGTCGGGATCGGCGCCAAGGTGCTGGCCAAGGCCAACCCCGAGTTTGCGGCGGCGGCCCAGAAGATCGGGCAGACGATCCAGGGCGAGTTCGCCAAGGCGGCCAAGCCGATTGCCCAGCCGCTGCTTGACGCGCTCGCGCTGTTCCGGGACCAGGCCGTCAAGGACATGCCGGTCATCCGCTCGGCGTTCGGCATCCTGGCCCCGGCCATTAAGCCGTTTGCTGAGGGTCTAGCCCAGTTGGTCCACAATGCCCTCCCGGGCTTCCTGGACCTGATGGCGGCGGCCAACCCGTTCCTGAAGGGGATCGCCAAGGAGTTCGGCGGGTTCGGCCAGTCCATCTCGAACTTCCTGGGCAACATCGCGGCCAGCGGCCCCGAGGCCACGATCTTCTTCCAGGACATGATCCGGGGCGTCGGCCAGGTGATCCGCTGGCTGGGCGAGTTCATCGGCTGGCTGGCGCGCGCCTACGTGGCCGTCAAGAATTTCCTGGGTCCGCTCCCCGCCATTCTCCACGAGGCGTGGGACGCGTTTAAGGGTGGCGCCTCGGTGGGCGAGGTATTCGCCATCATCGAGAAAGCGTTCTCGCCTGGCTTCTTCGATCGGGTGATCGAGACCCTGCGGTCGCTGGTGACCAAGGGCCTGAATTACATCGTCTCCAATCTGCCGGGCCTGATCCAGAAATTCCTTGCCTTCAAGCAACAGATCCTGGACGCGGTCATTCAGATTGCGCTCGGTATCGCCCAGCAGCTCCCCACGATCATCCCAGCGCTGATCCAGGGGATCATCCAGATTGCGACGACCCTAGTCAACGGACTAGTGGAGACGGTGCCCAAGGTCGTAGCGGCGGCCGGGGAGTTGATCAACGGTCTGGCCGACGGGATCGTGAAGGCGCTCCCGGCGCTGCTCCCGGCCGTGATCAACATCGTGACCACGCTGCTGACGGGCATCATCGGCCTGATCCCCACGCTGATCTCGGCCGGGTTGCGCCTGGTCCAGGGCCTGATCACGGGCATCCTTCAGGCTCTGCCCTCGCTCTACACGGCGCTGATCCAGGCGATCCCCAAGATCATCTCGGCCCTGATCTCGGCCGTGCCCCAGCTCCTGCTCCTCGGAACCAACCTGCTGGTGGCCATCGTCCAGGGCATCGGCAACGCGCTCCCCCAGCTCGTGAGCGCCATCCAGACCCAGGTCATCCCGACGCTGATCAACACGCTGCGCACTCAGGGGCCGCAGTTGATCCAGCAGGGAATCCAGGCCATCCAGACCTTTATGCAGGGCTGGATCTCGAATATCGGAATCATCGCCAACGTCATTACGACGCAGATCATCCCCGCCATCACACAATTGTTCCAGCACGCGCCCGAGTTCATTCAGGCCGGTATTGCTGTGCTCCAGCAATTGCTCCAGGCGTGGAGTCAGAACATCGGCATCTTGACGAACTTCATCACGAACACGCTGGTTCCCCAGATCACCGCTTTCCTGAAGAACAACCCTCAGGTGATCTCGGCCGGAATCAACATGATCGTGACGATCGTGAATGCGTTCGCCCAGGCCCTGCCGATGATCATCAACTTCGTCAGCGGCACCCTGATCCCGACGTTCGCCAAGGTGCTCCAGGACAACGGCCCGGCCATCGCCAGCGCGGCGGGCCAGATCATGCTCGCGCTGCTAGGCGCGCTGATCCGCTCGATCCCTTCGATCGTGCGGGGCATCGCCCAGATCAACATCGCCATGGTCAACGCCCTGCTGAGCGTGCTCGGCGCCATGGTCTCGGCCGGGCTCCGGCTCATGGTCGGGTTCGCCACCTCGATCATCTCCAACGGTGTGGGCCGGGCGCGCTCGGCCATCAACAGCGTGAAGTCCGCCATCCTGGGCGCGGTGGCCAGCGCGGCCTCCTGGCTGGTCTCGGCCGGTGGCCGGATCATCTCGGGCCTGGTCTCGGGCATCACCGGCGCCATCGGCCGGGCGCGCTCGGCCATCGGCTCGGTGAAGTCGGCGGTGACCGGCGCGTTCTCGGGCGCCGGGAGCTGGCTGGTCTCGGCCGGTCGCCGGATCATCGATGGTCTGATCTCGGGCATCCAGGCTGGGTTCTCGCGGGTGCGCTCGCTGCTG